AAGAGAAGAAAGATTTGAAAACCATCAAATGTATTTTCATTCATAGCATCTTGAAAACCTTTTTTGAATTTTTGTAAACTATTAAGTTGTTCATCAATATTACCTCTAAATTTTTCATTAAAAGCATCTAATTCAAACCTAAAGTTTTCCATAGTCATCCTTGCTTCATCTTGGACAAAAGATAAATTAGAAGTTGCTCTTGCATTTGACTCCAACATATTCGCTGATATTGACAATGTTTGTTGTAATTTGACTTGTTCTTTTTCTGCGTCTTTCGATCCATCTTCAGTTTTTTTCAATGAATCTATTAATTTCTGAAACTCCTCAATACCCTTTTCAAAATTAAATCTTAAAACAGATTGCTCTAATAAATTTAACTCTTTTCTCATATTTTGAGCAGTTTCAATATCTTCTTGTCTAGCAAGTAAACCTTGTGTTTTAGGTTCTAATAATTCTAGTTCGCCTTTTATTTGTGCAATCCTATTTAAAGTAAGTTCTAATTCATCATTATCTATTAAAGGTCTAATTGTTCCTGCACCTGCTTTATCTAAAATTTCTTGAATTTGACCTACTAAAAAAGTAAGAGATGTAAAGGCTATTGCACCTTTTTTTCCAAACAATAAAGCGGCAATAATACCAGATGACTGAACAAATGGTGGTAAACTTGTAAATCCTGTAATTACTGTTCCTATTGACTCTGCAATACCTTTTGTAGCAGGTGCTAAATCTTTTATTACTTTAGATGTTTTTTGTATTGCACCCGCAAAGTTTTCACCTATAGCTTTTGCAATATCCTCAATTTGCTGTTCATTTTGTTCTAAAAAAGTATTAAGATCTCCGAACTCTCCTTTTAATTCTTCAAAAAATCCCTCTGCAACATCTTTTTGAAAGTTAAAGAACTTATCACCTAACATTGATATAGTTCCCTCTAATGTTTGTGCTAAATCTTTTGTTGCACCTGCAAATCTACCATTACCAGAAAATAATTCTTCAAATCTTTTTACTGTTTCTTCCGCTGAAACTTTTGCACCTGCTTCAAATCCTAATAATGCTCTGACACCTCGTTCTCTAAATAAATCTGCCGCACCAACACCACCTGCAAATGCTCTTTGAATTTGTGAAGATGTTGTTTCAAAATCAAGTCCTGTGACTGCCGCAACATTACCTGTAATTTCTAATACTCTATTTAAATCGTTTGCATCTTTTGAAACTACTGCAAGATTTCCAGATGCTCTTGAAATTTCTTCTAATGAAAATGGAACTGTTCCTGCAAATTTTGTAAGATTATCAAATGCTTTTGCACCTTCTTCTGCCGATCCAAATAAAAACTTAAATCTTATGTTTAGACTTTCAACTTCTTTACCTACATCAACAAATGATTTTACTACTGCACCTGCACCAAGACCAACTAAAGCACCTTTTAAACTAAAAACACTATTTTTAACATTTGAAAGATTTTTTTGAACTCCAGATAATGCTTGTTTTGATTTATCTCTAGCTTGAATATCAATATTTAATTTTTTAGTAGCCATTATCTTCTTTTACCTTGCATCTTTGCTTTATTCAATGCTTTTTGTTCTTCCTCTGATTTTAAAGTGTAGTATGCCATCCAGGTATTGAATTCTTCTACAGGCATCTGTAATATTTCACCAATAGTTTTGTGTAATTTTTCTGCTAGAAAAAAGTAAAATCTAAAATCTTGGTCTTGATTTAGTTTTTTTTTAAGGTTGTAGGATTTGTGTTTTGACCTAAAATATCTGAAGCGACTTTACTTAAAATATCTGGATCAACAAATCTTTTCATTTTGATCTTAGCTTCAAGATCAAACATTTTCTCACCATCTTTTGTTAATGCCTTCTTTACAATAACATCAATGAGAACTGTTAAGCTGTTATCAGATGTGCCTTTGAATATCTCATCTTTCTCAATGAGAGTAAAAGGTTTCACATAGATCGCATCTTCACCTACTAAGTTCCATTCTGGAACTTCAATTATTCTTGTTTCTTGGTGCTTGAAATGTGTTATAGCACCTTCAAGAAAATCTTTTTTAGCCATATAATATTAGATATTATACAGATAAGTGAGATATGCCACCAGAAATTTGAAAGTTAAAAGTTCTGGAAATAATACCATCAAGAGTCACAGAAATAGATGCACCTGTCACGATACCACTACCAGAGTAGTATTTATCGCCACTATCTGCACCTTCTGGATATAATTCCAGAGTTGCTTGTGTGCCTACATCTAATGCTTCTTGACCACTATCTGTTTCGTCAAAATGACATTCGACAGTAGCTGTAGCATCTCCCCTTAAAACTTTGTAGCTTTTTTTTGAGTCAGTTAATGTTGTATCTTCTACAGTATCTTGTGTTTCATCAATAGAAAAACCGATTACTTCACCGACAGTAGTACCGCCAACTTTAACTAATCCACTTGTTCCGACATGGGTTGCCATTCTTCATTCTCCTTTGTTTGTTCTTCTACCTTTTTTTTCTTCTTAGTAGATTTTTTTTCTTCACTAAGTGTATAACCTAATGAAAGAAACTTGTCTAGTTCACTATCCCAAATTTCTTTAGAATATCCATCTTTCCATAAAGTAATTCTTTTAGCCATTATGCTGTACCTCTAGTAAACTCATATAAAACCCTTACCACAATTCTCACTCCACCCAAAGGATAAAGTGTTCCCTCATCAGAAGAAACTTCTACAATTTTTGTTTCTAATGCATTCCCACCTCTGGTTCTATCTGCGTCTAATGTTTCTTCAATTACTTCTATTAATTGGTTTCTTTTAGTATCTATATTTGTATCTGTACCCTTTGCAAAAGCAACAATAACAAAATCTATTGTACCACTTCTTGATCCACTAGCTGTTGCACCTAATGATAAATCTTCTCTAGTTTCATCTCCTGTAGAGATAAACATAGCAGGGAACTGTTGATTTGAAAGTTCCTCTGGATCAAAGGGTTCTCTTGTTAGCTTCTTGAATTCAATAGGTGAAGATACAGCGTCTAATACTGTAATTATATTCCCTGCAATACTTTCTCTTTTACTCATTGTAATATTCTAGCAATCTTATCTTCAAATACTTTTACTATTTGTTTTTCCTCTTGTCTATTAATACTAAAAAATGGTCTGACTACTTTTCCTTTACCTGCACCTGCAATATCGTGAAAAAATGCTTTTTTATTACTAAACATATTTCTAAAAAATAAACTACCCTTTGATGGTGTAATTTTACTTGTTAAAGAACTAAACATCTGTCCTGTATCAGTAAGATCAACAACTCCAGACTCTTTAACCTTTGCTCTTTTATAGCCAAATGAATAAGGTTTAAAAGGTGAGCCATTGACAGATACACCTTTTCTTTGGGTTCTATCTCTAATGTTTTTTATTTGTAAAGCTGATACATTTGCCAACGCTTGTCTAATAGCGTTTGGAAATTTCTTTTGAAGTTCTCGTAAACTTTTTCTTAATTGAATTGTATTAGATTTGATGGTGACAGAAGCAACCATTATCTACATACGCATTCGCCATTACATGGACACATATCTACCTCTGCAATCTTAACATATGAATAGGCTCTTTCTCACTAGCTTGGATTGTACCGCTACTGTCCTCATCATATTCAACACCATCTCTTAGTACCGCTTGGAATTCTTCATTATATTTTTGTCTATAAAAATCCATTTTATTTTGAAATGTGTCTTTACCATCTCCACCATCTGGATCTTTGAACTTTGATAGTATTGGGTAAATGTAATCTGATAATGCTTTGTAAACTACGCACCTTTTCCATTGTGCGTCTGTTAATTTAGAATTTACTAACTCTAATGATGTGACTTTTGTAATATCTTTGTATCTAACTGTGTGTCTATATCTTTCCCACCATTCTTCTCTAATCTGTCTTATGACATCATCTTCTGCGAATTGTAGTTGGGTATCAAAATCTGTTATGCCAAACTCAGCAATATCTGGTTGATATTTTTGTACTTCTGCTAAGTTTACTGAAAAATCTGTTGTAGCCATAATTATTATTAACATAAGGGTGGGAAAAACCCACCCCTAAATTGTTATTTATTATGCAGCTAAAGTATCTGCTGTGATTTTAACTCCATAGCTATCGTGTATTTCGGAAACACCGAATACTGCGGTTGCTACAAGTTCATCTGCTCTTAATGAAGCATCTCTTTGACTTTCAATCTTTAGATCTTGCATCATAGCAAGAGCTAAAGCATCTTGTGAGAATACACCACCAATAGAGTCATCTGATCCATCAACAGAAATATTTGAACTTTCAAATATTTGTACACCTGCAATATTACCAACAAAGCCTGTTCTCATAGCTTCGTTTGATAATTCAGTATCTCTACCAACAAATGTATTTGTTAATGTCTTTTTGACATTGAATATTTGTTTTGGGTGAAAGACACCATAGTATGGTCCAGGTGCATTGTTAGTTCTAAGTTCTGCTGCTGCTTCAAATAGATCTTGAACTACAATTTCATTACCTGCACCAGGTCCTTTTTCTGTTGAAAACCCTGTGAACAATGCTGATAAATCTGCATCAATCTTTCTTGCAATAGCTTCACCGAATAATCTTCCAATGTCACCTGCAACATTTCTTGATGCTGAATTTCTAGCAAGGTCTGTGAGTGTTGTCATAATACCAACCTCTGAAGCTGTGATAGTCACAGATGTAGGGTTGATTGCTGTGTTTGATAAATCTGTTGCTTCATTTACTGCCGCCGCTGATACATTTGCATAAATCGGTACTTCTACTGATTTACCACCACCTGCGATAGTATAATTACGCACAAGATTTCGCATAATTGATTGCTCGGAAGCAACAAACAATGCTTCTGCTACGATCTCGGTATATAATTCCGATATCGTACTACTTGTTGTTTCATCTGCCATTTTATTTCTCCTTTAAATAGCGGTTATTTGTTAAGATTAATCACAGTAGGTTTAGAATTACGCTCTTTTCTATATTCAGCATATTTCTTTCTATCCTCTGGATTATTCATGTCTAAGTCCGCCAAATTAAAGGTCTGTGCGTTTACCTTCCCCACATTACTAACACTTCCACTCCCAGAAGGGGTTGCAACTTGGAAATGTGCATTCTGTGTCATAAACTCAGAAACAAACTCATCTATGGTTAATGGTTTGCCTTCTTTGTTGTATCTTGTTGTTCCATCTTTATCAAGTATTTCTACTCTACCTTCTTCACTTAATCGAACATTATTTTTTAATAAATCTTTAACTTGATTAGGATTGATTGCTTTATTGATAGAGGCTGATTGTATTAATTGTTTATCAACTCTTTCATTTTTCAATTCATCTTGTAATTTTTTTTCTCTCTTTTTATGTTCTTCTACCATTGAGGCTCTTACCTCTTCGAACTTACCTGCTTCAAGTTTTCTTTTTTCTTCAGCTTCTTTTGATCTAGCAATAATCTCTTTTGCCTCGTCAATATCAGATACACCTAAATCTTCTAATGTTCTTCTCTTTTGTCTATGAAGTCTGTCTTTGATTGTTTTATCAATCATAGCTTGGCTATCTTCTTTTGGCTCTTTAGATTCTACTTGTTCTACTACTTCTTCTTGTTTTACTTCTTCCTGTACTGTTTCCGTTTTGTTCTCGTCAGACATAATTAGTTCTCCTTAATATTTAAGATGTATAAAATAATTATAGATTATTCAACAAATTTATCCCAATCATCATCAAACAGAATAAAGCTGTGCCTACATCTATACCCACCTCTATTGACAAATGGATCAGTTCCAGACTTACCATTCCAAGATGTACTTGACCATAAACTCCTTGCTTCTTCTTCGGTAAACACTTTGTTTAGGTTGTTTCTGCAAAATGGTCTGGTTG